GTACTGGTAGAAACATTTTTTAACTATTTAAAAAGTGCAAGGCCTAACACCACCCCAACAAACAAATTTAACAATTTCCAAAAAGGAGACATTCTAAAGGATTTCAAAAAGAGAAGTCATTATACAATTTTTGGAAAGCAAAAGACCACATATTAGAATCTGGAGTAATTGTTATAGTTGAATCGCCAGGGAATGTTTGGAGGCTAGAAGAAGCAGGTATACACAATTCTGTAGCTCTATTTGGAACAGTTTTAAACAGCCCCCAAAAACAATTAATAGACGAATCTGGAGCATTGTCTATTATAATTATAATGGATAATGATGAAAATGAAGCTGGTCAAAAAGCGGCTCAAAAAATCAAAGAGCAATGTGAAAAATCATATCGTGTTTATACATTAGATATAAATAAACAGGATGTTGGAGAAATGAATACTAACGAAATAACCGAAGATATTAGACCTTGGATTAATAAGGCAAAGGAGATTTATAAATGACACAATTAATTGGTTTTGCAGGAAAAAAGCAAAGCGGAAAAGATACTTGCTGTAATTTTGTCTTGATGTTAAAACTGATAGAAAATGGTGTCTGTAAAAAGGCAAGACTAAATGATAAGGGTATCATAGAAGTTTCAGATGTTTTTGGAGAAAACAATGGCAAAAAATGGATGGAATTTAAACAGCCAGATGTAAATGCTGCTGCTGTAATGAATAATTTTAGCGATGTAAAAATTTATTCTTTGGCAGGAGAACTTAAAAGAATATGTATAGATGTTTTTGGAATTAAACATTCTCAGGTATATGGAACAGATGAGCAAAAGAACCAAAAGGTTGAACATCTAAGATGGGAAAATATGCCTGGAAATAAATCTAAAACAGGAGCAATGACTGCTCGCGAATTTATGCAATATCTTGGTACAGATATTATGCGTAAAATGTATAAAGATGTATGGATTAATTCTTTAATGAAAAAAATAGAAGAAGACAATCCAAAGATAGCCTTGATCTCAGATGTAAGATTTGATAATGAAATTAAAAAGATAAAAGATGAACTTGGGATTGTTATTGGTTTAAAAAGAGATATTTATAAATCAAAAGACAAACATGCTAGTGAAAAGATTAAATTCAATCTATGTAGCAAAATAATCAACAATAGTAAAATGGATATCCCCGAGCAAAATAAAGCTGTTTATGAAGCATTAACTTCATTAAATTGTAAATACCTAACTGACTTGGGAGTTTAATATGGGAATCCCAATAGTCTATTTTAGAAGCAGTTCTTTTAACTCGCATAGAACTTGTGAAATGCAATTTTATACAGAATATGTTTTAGGGTTAAGAGGTGATGGAAACAAGAAAGCAGATAAAGGAACAATTACTCATAAAATTTTAGAGATAACTGCTTTATGTAAGAAGGCATCTCAAGAAGGAATTAAAGTAATTGATGATGAAGATATTGGAGAAGTCTTTACTGATAATTATGATCCAGAATATCTTAATAGTATTGCAGCTAGGGTATATGAACATTATATAAAAATATTTGATTATCATGTTGGTAAAAAGGCATGGACAAATAAAGATTTTGAAGACTGCGTTAGTTGGGCATGGAAAGCCTTAAAGTATAGAAAAGGAATGTTTGATCCTAGAAATAGAGATGTTGTTGATGCAGAGCCTCACTTTGATTTTGAAATTGATAAACCTTGGGCAAAGTATAATTATGAAGAACATGGACTGTCTGGTAATTTAGCATTAAAAGGGACTATAGATTTAATAGCTGATTTAGGTGATGGTGTCTATGAAGTTATTGATTGGAAAACTGGACAAAGAAAAGACTGGGCAACAGGAAAAGAATATACTCAAGAAAATCTGTTTGACAATCCTCAATTAAGACTGTATCATTATGCTTGTAAACATATGTATCCAGATGTTGAGACATTTCTAATGTCAATCTACTTTATCAATCAAGGAGGTCCATTTACGGTGCATTACCAAGATTCTGATTTAGAAAGAACAGAAGAAATAATTCGTAAAAGATTTGAATATATCAGAGATACAAAAGAGCCAAAAACTATTCCAGAAGTAAATCCAAAGCAAGGATTTTTCTGTAAATATTTATGTCATTGTGGAATGACTAGCTTTGAAGATTCTAAAAACGTATTGCCTATTGTAGAAAAAAGACCAGGGCAAAGAACAAAATATGGTGAGATTATGACAAAATGTGAACAAATTAGATATATGATTAAAAAGAATGGAATTGAATGGGTTACTGAAAATTATATTCATCCAGATCATACTCATGGAAGATATGGTTCTGGTGGGGGAAAGGTTCAAGACTAATGCTAGAAGTAAAAATAACAAAAGATATTATTAAAAATTCTTGTCAAAAAGCTTTTGAAAAAGGATTAATAAAATCATCAGTAGATTATTTTACAATAAAAGATCTAATAGGATTAGAAATAGTTAAGTCTATATTAGAATGTTCAGAAAAAGAAAATAAAGATTACCATTTAATCTGTGAAGAAAATTCCTATAGAGTAAAAACAGATATAACTAAAACTGAACCAAAACCTTATCACGAATGTATAGTTAAAAGCTATAATTCTAGAAAAAAATTTGATAGGTATATTTTTGTCAGAGTACAATTTATTAACGATGTTCCAAAAAGAGCATGGATTGCTGGATGGATTGATAAAAAAGACTATTTTAAGAAATCAATTAATCTGAAAAAAGGTGAAGTTGATGAATCAAATGGTATGGAAATTAAGTTTAACTGTTGCAAAATAAAGATAGAGGAATTAAATGAAATACACCCCATTGCATGTACATAGTGAGTATTCACTACTTGATGGACTTAGCAAGTGCAATGAAATATCAGATAGAATAGAAGAAATAGGTTCTACTTCTTGTGCATTAACGGATCATGGAAATGTAAGCGGCGCTGTTGATTTTTCAAATGAATTAAGATCATCAGGCTTTCAACCATTGTTGGGTTGTGAAATGTACATTTGCAATGGTCTTGTTACTGAAAAAGTTAAAGATAACAGAAAATTAAATCATCAAGTTATTATAGCTAAAAATGCAAAGGGGTGGAACGACCTATTATCCTTGGTTTCTATCTCTAATAAAAAAGAACACTTTTATCATAAGCCAAGGATTGATACTGATATCTTGGCTTGCGTTGCTTCACAAAAGAACTTAGTTTCATTTAGCGGTCACTTAGGCTCTACATTAGCCAATGCAATAACAGAAGGCGAAAGACTAGATCCTGACTGGATGAAAAAGGGTGTTGCAAAAGCTAAACATTTAGAGTTGATGTTTGGTAAAGGAAATTTCTTTATTGAAATTCAATTGATCGACTCAAAGATTAATAAATTTGCTGGTACAGTAGCCAATGCTCTTAGGGAAATTTCTAAAATCACTAATATACCTTGTGTTGCAACTCCTGATGCTCATTATTGCAGGAGAGAAGACGCAGAGGACCAAAGAGTTCTCTTATGCACTGCTCTAAAAAAGACTATAAGCCAAGTGCAAAGAGAATTAAAAAGTGGTGCAGCAAGCAATGTTTTGAAAACTTCATTTTTGTCTAATAATTATCATATACCATCTTATGATGATATGAAAGTATTTCATACCGACGAAGAACTTCAAAATACAAATCTTATTTTGGATATGTGTGAAGATTATGATATTACAAAATCTCCACAACCTCCAGAATTTAAATGTCCTGGCAATATGAATCCAGAAGAATATTTAAGAAAATTATGCAGAGATGGTTGGAAAAAAAAGATGATAAACATAGATAATAAATCTAAGGAATTTTCTGAATATGGAGCAAGAGTTAATAACGAATTAGATATATTTACATCTATCGGTTTATCAAGCTATTTTTTAATTGTAGACGATATTCTTCAATTCGTAAGAAGCAAGGGTTATATAACTGGTCCCGGTAGAGGAAGTGCTGCTGGATGTATGGTTTCTAATCTTTTGAGTATCACACAGGTAGATCCTATACCATATAATCTAATCTTTGAAAGATTTTATAATGCGGGTAGAAATGCCCCTGGTAAAATATCCTGGCCTGATATCGACTTCGATATTCCTAAAGCCGCTAGAGAAGAAACAATTGAATATATTAAAAATAAATATGGCGAAGAAAATGTTGCCCAAATTATTACATTCCAAAAATTAAAAGGTAAGGCAGCATTAACTAGAACTATGGCGGCGAGAGGAAATATTAGTTTTGAAGAACAAAAGGCAATTACAAAGTGTCTGCCTGAGCCAGCAAGTGTTTCAGACGAACTGCAAGATATCGAAGAAGAATATGGATATTCATCAAGTATTATTTGGGCATTAGAAAATACTCCAGATAAATTAAAGAACTGGTGCTACTTAGGGAAGGATAATAAACTAGAGGGGAGATTCGCAAAGATATTTGAGCAAGCTATTCGTATAGAGCATACTAAAATTATTGCAGGAAAACACGCTGCTGGAATTGTTGTTTCTAATGATCCAATTAGCAAGTCTTGCCCAATGGTTTTAGATAATAAAGGAAAAGGAATGTTGGCTGGTTTTGAAGGTCCAAGCTGTGAGGAAGTTGGACTTTTAAAATTAGACTGTTTAGCAATTAGAGGGTTAGATAAAGTTATGGATGTTGTAAACATAGTTAGTGGAGAATAAATGAATATAAATAAAAGGGAGAATAAATATGCCTAAAAATACTAGATGGATTATTTGTTTTGATTTTGAAACGGACTCTCCAGACCGAGAAACGTGTAATCCTGTCCAACTAGCCGCTGTACCTATTGATCCAGAAACTTTAGAAGTAAAAAAAGATCAATCATTTAATATTGTTATCAAACCAGATGGTATCAATAAAAAAGAATATTTAACAGATGAGCGAGAAAAAACAATTCAATGGCACGCAGATAACTATGGCGTGTCTTTTGAAGAAATATTAGACAAATGGAAAACAGGAGTTACAGAAAAAGTCGCATGGAAAAACTTTTCTACATGGTGTTCAAAATATACAGTTGATAAAAAACCTGGGCAATGGTTCCCTCAACCAATTCCCGCAGGGTATAATATTACAGGGTTTGATATTCCCATAGCTAAAAGACTTTGTGAAAAACATAAAATTAAAATGCCATTTTCAGAAGTCACTAAGCTAGATGCTATGGATAATTTGTTCTGGTGGTTTGAAAACCTTGAAGAACCGTTCGATTATAAGATGGATACTTGGAGAAAGTTTTTTGGCATGAAAGCTACAGGAGTGGCTCATGATGCCTTAGTTGACGTTCTTGAAGAAGCTGCTATAATTACTAGGTTTATGAAATTTCATAGAAAACAATCTTCTGTTGACAAATTTAAAAATAGTTTTTCTGGAATAGAATTATGATTGAATTCCCATGTGGATGTAAATTTGAAAAAAATGATAAGGGATTGCCTGTATTTAATCCTAACATTGAAGATATGCCATTAGACTGTGATAGAACATGGGATATGATATGTGAAGGAAATACAAAAGGTGTTTTTCAGCTTGAGTCTCAACTTGGACAAAGCAAAGCTAAAGAAGTAAAACCAAGAAGTATTGAAGAACTTTCAGATCTTATTGCTATCATTAGGCCGGGGTGCGGCGATGCTATTGTTGATGGTAAATCATTAACTCAGCATTATATTGATAGAAAATCTAAAAAAGACCCTGTTGAATATTTCCATAACGACCTAGAACCTGTTCTTAAAAGCACATATGGCATTCTGGTTTATCAGGAACAGGCTATGCAGATTGCACAACTAGTTGCAGGATTCTCTTTGCAGCAAGCAGACAATCTTAGAAAGGCTATTGGTAAGAAAAAGGTTGACCTCATGGCTCAAGTTAAGAAAGAGTTTTTTACAGGAGCAAAAGAGGTAGGAAAGTTTACAGAGGAAGAAGCAGAGGAAATTTTTAGCTGGATTGAAAAATCGCAAAAATATTCATTCAACAAAAGTCATAGTATTAGCTATGCTTACAATGGATATCAAACAGCTTATGCAAAAGCACATTTTCCCAGAGCATTTTTTACTTCTTATTTAAGACATGCTGACGGTAAACCAAAACCGTTTGATGAAATAAGCGAATTAGTTAATAATGCTAGAATAATGGATATTGATATTATTCCTCCTTCTATCAAGAATTTAAGTGCTAAATTTAAATTGATTGATAATAAACCAACATTTGGAATCGTTAATGTAAAAAATGTTGGGCAAAGCGTTTACGACCAACTCCACGGCTACATTACCACTAATAATATTAATGTAGCTGAAATGGAATGGGAAGAATTTTTAATGAGGCTTGGAAGATTTATTAAATCAAATTCATTTGAGTCTATGATTAAAGCTGGTGTTTTTGATTGTTATGGACTACATAGGTCAAAGATGCTTTATGACTTTAATATTTATAAAGAAATTAAAGATAGAGACAAGAAGTTTTTATCAGAAGATAAGTCTAAGACTTTTAAAGAGGGACTAGAAAGACTTATTGATGATATTAAGATTAGAAGAAGAACTGCATGGACAGATAAAAATATAGATTTTATTAAAAGCTCTATTATAAGTCTTGAGTCTCCACCATATGAACTTATTGATAAATGGTCTTGGAGAGCAAAACAAGAAAGAGATCTTCTTGGTATCGAGCTTACTTGCTCAGAAATTGATGAATATGATATCATTGATGCTAATTGTACTTGCAGAGAATATATTAAAGGATTTGAATGTAAAACAATAGCTATTGCTGCACAAGTAACAGATATTAGAGAATGGAAAATAAAAGGAGGTCCAAATAAAGGCACTGTAATGGCTTTTCTAAAAATCAGTGATAATACATGCTGTTTAGATAGTGTCACAGTTTTTTCAGAAGATTGGAAAGTAATAAAAGATAAGGTTTCTATTGGAAAAATATTATTGTTTAGAGGAAATAGAGACAAAAAGAAAGGAAGTTTTTTATTAAAAAGTGTACAAAAATTGAATCAATGCATATAATAAGGATAAATGAATGGATGAATTAATAGAAGAAAACATGGGTTTGGTAGCTAAGATTGTAAATTCTTTTCAACCTAAAAATTATACAGAACGTCAAGATTATATGGATGCTGGAAGAATAGGTTTATGGAAAGCTTTAAAAAAATACGACATAAAATCTGGAAATGTCATATCTACATATGCTTGGCGACCAATCAGGTGGTCTATAATAAGAGAAATAAAGAATTATAATAAACATAAAAATATATCTTTGCAAGACGTTTCTGATAAATTTTATTCAAGAAATCTTGATAATGAATTATGGGAATGTTATACTAATGAAATGACAAGAGATGAAAAACTGATATTAAGTTTAAGGGTAGAAGGATATAAATTTAGAGAAATTTGTAATATCTTAGATCAGTCTTCTTCTTCTGTAAAAAATAAATTTTACAACTTAGTAAAAAAATTGAGAAAAGCAAACTGTAATGAATAGAAAAAAAAGAATACTCTTTGTAACAGAGTCACACAAACTAGCTTCTGGATTTGGGACATATTCAAAAGAAGTTATAAGTCGGCTTCATGAAACAAATAAATATGAAATATTAGAATTAGCATGTTATTCAAAAAGCTCTGATTTTAAAGATTCTAAATGGAAAGTTGTTGGAGTAGCTCCAGAGCATAATGAAAAAGAATATGGAGAACAGCATAAACAGCCGATAGTTCAATGGGGTGTTTTAAAATTCGATGAGATTTGCGTTCAATTTCAACCAGATATAGTTGCTACATATCGTGACCCCTGGATGGATTCCTATATAGCAGACAGTGTGTTGCTGCCATTTTTTAATTGGGTCTGGATGCCCACAATAGATAGCGCGCCACAAAAAACAGATTGGATATATAATCTTTTTAATAGATGTGATACTCTTTTGGCCTATTCAGAATATGGAATAAGAACTCTTAAAAATCAAACAGATGGAAGATTGGCTCCTGTAGATTGTGCTTACCCAGGAGTTAATAAAAATGAACTTGATATTATTCCTAATAAAGGAAAACATAAAAAATCTTTTGGTCTTCCAGAAGATAGTATTATTTTTGGGACAGTAATGAGAAACCAAAAACGTAAGATGTTTCCTGAACTAATGAAAACATTTAATGAGTTTTTAAAAACAAGTCCCGTAGAGATTTCTAACAAATCATACTTGTATATACATACCAGCTATCCAGAAAAAATGG